CAGAGGTCGAGTAGCGCAAGTTGGCCATGTAGTCGGCGTCCATCTTCAGGCGGGCCATGGCTTGTGGGGTCAGGAACGCGTGGAAGGTTTCCTCGCCACCGTCGCCGTTGATGCCGCGCACATAGCGGTCCTTGGCGTAGGCTTTGAGCTCCACGAAGGTCTGCCAGGTCAGCGTGTCTTCGGCCAGTAGGTCCGAAGTGGCAGCGCCAGAGACCAGCGACTTGGTACCGAAGTCCCAGCGCAGGCGGCGTGCAGCAGTCGGGGCGGACACGTCAGCAGCGAACTCCAAGCTCAGCAGGTCCGAACCGACACGAGCCGCGCCGTTGTTCTTCATGGCGTAGGAGACACCGGAGAGCGTCAGGAACGCCATCTGGTCGATGCGGTCAGCCAGCCAGTAGGACAGCTTGTCGCGGCTGTTGCCACGGAACTCGACGATCGACTTCTGATCAGCCATACGACCTTCGTGACGGTTGGCATGGCGGAGCATGTCAATCTTGATCACCTGGTCGAAGGACTGCATAGCCTCTTCGTTACCTTCCAGGGTACGGTCGCCTGCGATACCGTCGCCAACCAGGTCGGCCAGCAAGGTGATCACGGCGCGTGCGCCCTTCTCGGATTTCTTCAGCTCAGTGATGTGCTGAACCAGGGAGTTCGGGCCTTTGCCCAAGTACTTGTTGATGAAGCTATGGTTGCGGGACTGTTTCCAGAAGTCCATCGACCACGCCGTTTTTTGCTCGTTGGTGAGCAAGGCGAAATTGGTATCTGCCATGATGGCGATCCTTTCAGTGATGATGACAAAACACACGGCCTTACGGCCCCATGTCGTGTGTCGTCACGACTGACGAAGGTGAAGGTGCTTTCGTGACCTGTCTTAAACCGATAGACGCATTCTATAACAAAAAGAATCCCGATAGTCAATGACTACCGGGATTAAGGACGGACTTTCACCGTCAAGGAGACTCTGGTGGTCTCGGGGTTAACTCAAAGCTCGTCGCCGCGCATACGCGACAGCACATCCTCAGGCAGCTTGGCGAAGTCGTCCTGGCTCATCTTCATGATGTCCTTCGCCGTGAGGGTGCCCATCTTGTTGCTGTCCATGCCCACCTTACTGGTGCTCGGGGGTGTGCGCCGGGAAGCGTCCAGTGCCTTGCCGACCGCCTGCTTCTTGCGCTCAGCGGCCACGTCTGCCTGGCTCGGGCGGGGTGCAACCGAGACTGCACGCTCCTGCGCCTTGGTCTTCGGGTCTCCCAGCACGAAGGCAACTGCGTCCTGCAGGCTGGCAGCCGGGGGCATGCCCGAGCGCTGGTTGGCGCTGTGCATCTTCACCACGCGGGCCATGATACGGTCGTCGTATTCATCACCGTCCGGGTCCAGCTCGGGGTACGCAGCTTCGATGCGCTCCAGCACGATGTCGTAGCGGGCGCGCTCGGTGGCCTGGGCCACGGCAGCAGCGACCTTCATGTCACCCTTGGCGTCACCGGCTCGGCGCTCCATGAGGCGCATCTTCGCCTGGACATCAGCGGCCTTGTCCAACTCACCGTCAGCGAGCAGGCGCAGGTACTCCTTGTCCAGCTTGGTGATCTCGGTCTCAAGCGCTGTGATGTCCTCGTTGAACACGGCCACCTGCTGGCCCTTCTCATACTGGGCGACCTTCGCTTCCAGCTCTGCACGCTGCGCGCGCTCCTTTTCGAGGATTTCCTTGTGCCGCGTCAGCGGGATGCGCTGATCCTTCTTGTGGTCATCCTCTTCGGTGACCTTCTCCGGCTCCTTCTTAGCCCCGGTGGGCTCAGGTGCCTCGGGCAGCTCCGCATCCGGGTTCTCCGGGTCTACGTCGTGCTCGTCGCCACGGTCCAATAGTTCGATTTCGTCTTCATCCATCTCATTCTCCTTGTGGTTTTGGATTCTGTGCAGCGGCTGCTGCCTGCTGGGCTGCCTGGACGCGCTGCTGCTCGCGCTTCTGGGCTAAGTCTTCCTGCTTGAGCTGCGCGTCGATGTTCTGGCCCTCGCGCTTCAGGCCAAACTCCATCATCTTCATCTGCATCTCATTCTGGAGCTGGCGCTCCTTGATAGTGGCCTCGTGCTGGGCCACAGCCTGTTTCGTCTGCGCCTCGTGCATCTTCGCCTGGGCACTGCCGTCGTCGGGCTCACCCTGTGCGATCTGCTGCGCGTTGACCGTCTTGAGCTGCGCAGACGCATGCTTGTCAGCAGCCTCGCCTTCGAGCTTGGCCACGGTGGCCTCGTCGCCGCGCTGCTTGAGCTGCTGCTGGGCCTGGAACTCAGGGCTCTCCTGGTCACCCTGGATCAGCTTGAGAATCTCGCGCTTGTTCATCAACCGGCTGGAGTCGATCAGTACCGAGTCAGGTATGGCGATACCAAGCTGCTTGAGTGCTACGGCCTGGTCGAACTGGCTGTCTTCCATGGTCTCACGGCGCGGTATGCTGGAAACCACCACGTCGTATTCACCGAGGGTGAGGTCGTTGAGCATCTCACCGGTGGGCGTGGTCTGGTTTACAGTGAAGTCCTCGCTCTCGCCCGTCATCTGGTCGTGCGTGATCGTCATGACCCGCTCTTCCGTGTAGAACTCCTGCACCAGATCAAGGACGTTGCGGGCCAGGATGTAGTCCGTGCGGGTCAGCGAGTCCAGCGGCTTCGCCAGGCCGGTGGCCCCGGACTTTTTCTTCTCCTGGATGGCCTTGGCCGCGACATCCTCCCGGTCCATGCCCTGCATGCTGTCAGAGACACCGGAGATCGTCTTGATGTGCTCCTCAGCCTTGTAGGAGATACGGTCAAGCCCCTGGGGCACCTGATTCGGACTGATCTTCTGAACGTCCTTGTCCGGGTCTCCATTCACCTCGATGACGAGCCCGGTCTGAGCGCCTTTCTGCTCCAGCTCCTCCACGGTCATGTTCGTCAGGGCACCGGCGCGCACCTTGTAGCCGCTGTTCGCCGTGGTGTTCACGACGTGCAGCTCCTGGGACGTGACCTTGTTGAGCAGCTCTTGGCTGCCGATGAGATTCTCCACCAGGCCGACCGTTGTGCCGCGGCGGAAGTACGGGAAGTAGGGTATGACGGAAAGGTGCTTGTACGGGCTCCAGTCGTCGTGCAGGCGCACGTTGTCTGCGATCACGGTCCAGCGTATGCGTCGGATCAGCTTGGTCGTGACCTGCAGACCGTAGTTCTGGACGATGTTCGCTATCCGGTCCCGGTCAAAGGTGTCAGGCACTGGGCGCATGTCCCCGGTGCGCGGGTCCACGAAATGTTTCTGCCGGTCCATGAGGCGGTACTGCCGCTCAATGAGCCGGATGTTCCTCATCACACTCGAGTTATCGTAGTCGCCGTTGTACATCGGGTTAAACCGGTCACCGAACCGGTCCCGGTACGCCTGGATGGAGTCGTAGCCGTAGGGGAAGAAGCTCTGCTCACGGTTGCGCAGCAGTTCGGCATCGGCCTTGTTGTACAGGATGGCGATGTCGTCCGCCGTGACCCACTTCGTTGTGAATACCTCAGACCAGGTGTCGGGGTCGTACTCCTCACCGTCCGGGTCAATCACCACGTTCTTCGGGTTCAACTGGTCAATACGCACCTCGCCCTGCATGGAGTCGTCATGGTCAATCCGCACGTCCAGGAAGCCACGGGACGTAATGATCCCGTCAGCAAACACGTCGCTGCGCTTCCAGTCGAGCTGGTTGTTGTCACTGATCTGCTTGAACACCTTGGACAGGGTCTCCGCCGTCTCTGAAGGTGCACCGGAGCGCGGGCGAAACCCAATCTCTGAGCGGTTGTAAATCTGCTCGCCCATCACGTTGCTGATGGTGCTGATGATCTTGTTGATGGTCAGCGCGGGGCGTCGGACTTGTTCAAGCGCCTTGCGGTCCTTCGCGTCCCACTGGTCGCCACGGAAAAACGCGTCGCACTTCTCCGCTTTCTCCACGAACTGCGCATGCCCGTTGTCTCGCGCCCAGGCATATCTTGTGTATTGTTTCATACACAGGGCGGTATCAATTGGCATGGCTTACCCCATAGGTTTTTAATCCGATGTACATCTCTTGCAGCGTCTCGGTGGTCAGGGTCTCAAGAATGCGACGGTTCCACAGGTATGTCGGTGGCTCGCCATGTGGGGTGTAGTGCCAGGCCAGCCCTCCACGCTCTGCGTCGGCGCCCACCTGGTCGTGCGGGAATCCGACACCGACGATGGCGTCTACGAAGAGGGCGCGGGTGAACAGGAGGTGGTCGTCTGTCATTTGAGAAAACGGAGTTTGTAGATCGTGGTCGCTGCGAGCTGCTCGATCTCGGCCAGGATGTTTGAGAGGGCTTCGGAGCGGTCCTCGTCCTCCTCCTGCTCTTCCTTGACCAGGTCCATGTAGTCCTCCAGCAGGGCAAGGGCTGAGTCCGTAGGTGGAGTCTTGGACGGGTAGCTCTTGATGAGCCCGTGTGCTCCCTGGTACGTCTCAGCGTAGGCATCAATCAACGGGACCAGGCCGTCGTAGAAAGAGTTTAGAGCTACGTGCTGCGCGTAGGAGGTAGTGGAGAGGTGCAGCAGGTGCGCTGCGGTACGCACTGCGAAGGACTGGGCTATGAAGGAGGGGCAGCTCATGCTATGCCGCCATGAAGCTGCTGGGGGAGGAGCTGAACAACTTGTCTGCCCATGATGGAACCCTTTGTTCTCGTGGTCTGGCTGGTGGCTCACGGCCTACTGCCAT